GGCCAATAAGCTGGTGCGTCAGATGAACGCTGAGGATAACGCGAAAGGTAGCATCATGGCTGAAGGCTCCGCGAACGAACTGAAGCTCTATGGACCTATCGGCTATCCAGGGATCACCGCACAGCAAGTCAAGCAGCAACTAGATGCAGCAGATCCGGAAAAGCCATTAGTAGTGCGAATCGATAGCGAAGGCGGTAGCGTTTTCGATGGTATGTCCATTCATGATGCAATAGCCAATTGGCCTGCTGGTAGTCGAGTCGTGATCGAGTCGGCGGCATTCTCGATTGCATCTTTCATCGCGATGGCTGGCGAGTCAATCGAAATTACCGAAAACGGTTACGTGATGATTCATTCACCGTACACACTTACCGAAGGTGATCGCGAAGATCATCGAAAAACAGCAGAGTTACTAGACAAACTAGAGTCATCGATGCTATCAGCCTATAGCGAACGAACCGGCAAGACTCCTGAAGAAATCAAGCAGATCATGCAAAGCGAGACATGGTACACCGCCAAAGACGCAAAGGTTGCTGGCCTTGTCGATGGCGTGCTATCGTCTCGCAAGCAATCGAGAACGATTGAATCACAATTCAAGATGCCAACGCGGGTATTTGCGTCACTGAGAGTCAGTGGCGATCCGGTCGGCGATAAGAGCGTGCCAAAGGAGAATACGACTATGGCAACTGAAAAGGTCGCTGCGACTGCTAAAGGCATCAAGGCGAAGTTTGGCAAGACGGTCAGCGATAAGCTCATCGTTAAGGCAATGGAAGAAGAGATGTCCATGGAGGACGTGGCAGAACTCCTCATGGAAGAACTCAAGATGGAAAATGAAGAACTCAAGATGCAGTTGGCCGCAACTCAGGAAGAGATGGCCAAGATGAAAGCTGAGTACGACGAAGAAAAGATGAAGTCGGAAGAGAAGAAGGAAGAACCGGTTATGAAGGCTCGCGTTGGCGTTAAGCCAGTCGCTTCTTCCGTGACTCCAATCGTCAATGCAAGGTCTCGATGGAATGATTTGATCGCAAGCTACACCGCTAAAGGCATAGACAAGGTTGTTGCTGTGCGTCGAGTCAATCGCGAAAATCCAGGTCTGCGTGAGCAGATGCTTCGAGATTTAGCGTAGTTTTTCGTTGAACATTATTCATAAAACAATAGAGGATATTTAGTATGGCAAGTTTTGTTGACACAAACACGAAAGCATTCACCGCTGGTGCTGCAATCGGTCAGTATTTGCGAGTCGTCTTGTCGGCTGGAAAATTAGCCGCTGCAAGTGCAACGCAGCAAATGCTTGGAACTCTCGAAGAAGCATCGTTTGCGGATTTAGATGTGCGCAGCGTTCGCTTGCGAACCGCATCAGGTACTCGCAAGATGGTTGCGTCGGAGGCAATTTCTGCAGGCAATCCAGTATATGCGGCAGCATCCGGAAAGGTTGCGGCTGACGGAAGCGTGATGGAAGGCATCGCACTTGAAGCAGCTAGTGCAGATGGCGACATCATCGAAGTAATGACTGCTACTGGCGGCGTGTCAGGTGGAATCTTGGCCGCAGCGCAGCAGGCACTATCTGGTGCTGGTGCGATCAATGTCACAAGCTTCTACACCGCAGTGACCACGACCGGTGCGAATGCCTTGACGCTGGCTAACGGAACCTTCCCTGGCCAACTGAAAAAGGTGCAGCTCATCGTGGATGGCGGCGATGGAACATTGACTCCGACATCTTTGACTGGCGGAACCACGATCACGTTTGCAGACGCAGGCGATTATGCCTTGCTTCTATGGGACGGTGATTCGTGGATTCCGGTCGAACTAGGTAATGACGCTGACGGTGCAACGGCACCTGTGTTGGCGTAACAAATCCCATGGCCGGTGCGTGGATGTGGCCACTGAAGCGCATCGGTTCTTTATAAGGTTTTGATTTCACACAAACATGGGAAGGAGATTTGAACAATGCCAAGTCCTTCGACTTCATTAGCAACCTTACGGCCTGACCTTGCGGATTCTTTGATGGAATTCGACTTGGCCATGGATCAGAGAGGCTACATCGCTTCGCAAGTTTTTCCTGTGACCGATGTGCAATCGCAAGCAGGCGTTTTCGGGATTATTCCGGTCGAGCAATTGCTTCAGCAGCGCGACACCAAACGTGCACCAGGCAGCGGTTACAATCGCGGCAAGTTCACGTTCACCACTAGCACGTATGCTTGCGAAGAGCATGGTGCAGAAGAGCCGGTCGATGATCGCGAAGCAAAGATGTACGCTGAGTACTTCGATGCGGAAGTGATCAGCACCGCTCGTGCCTATAACGCTGTGCTGCGTGCTCACGAAGAGCGAGTTGCAGCAGCCGTGTTCAACACGACGACATGGACCGGTGCGCCCTACTTCAATAACGTCACCAATGAATGGGACGATGCTGCGGCATCAACACCGATCGTTGACGTGGAGAACGCTGTACAGAAGATTTACGACAACAGTGGTTTATGGGCCAATGCGTTGGTCATCAACTACAAAGTGTTTCGTAATCTTCGCAACAGCGATGAAGTTATCGAGCGAATCCAGTCTGCGGGTGCTGGCAATCCAACGAAGCCAACCGATATCACCGTTCAGATGTTGGCGCAGGTTTTCGACCTGCCTTACATCTTGGTCGCCGGTGGCAGCAAGAACGGTGCCAAGGAAGGTGCAACGGTAGACCCAGAGCAAATCTGGTCCGGAGAGTATGCAATGGTTTGCAAGATTGCAACCGGAGCCGACTTCCGTGAGCCTTGCATTGGTCGAACCTTCCACTGGTCCGCAGACGGATCGGCAGTTGGCGGAACGGTGGAAAGCTACCGAGAAGAGCAGACCCGCAGCGATATCATTCGCGTTCGTCACGACGTGGATGAACTTGTGCTTTACAAGGACGCTGGATTTCTTCTCGGCAACATCACTACCCAGTAGCTGACAATGACAAATCGATTTGCGACGCAATTCAAAAAGACAGCCGCACGCGGGTTGCTTAGGCAGTTTGGTGAGGCTGTCACCTATTATCCGGCGGCAGGTGGTTCACGTTCAATTACCGCAATGGTGTTGCGTGATGAACTATCGACCGTTCCAGAGTTGGGTGACGTGCAGTCGCAATCGATTGTTGTTCGAGTGCTGAATGATTCGGTGCTCGGCATATCTGCGACAGAAATTGAGACTGGCGGCGATGAAATAGGCGTTGCACTTCGTCTAGGTGAAACCGCAGAGCGTCGAGCGATTGTTCGCGTTCAAGCGGATTCAACAGGAATAGTAAGGCTTTTGCTGCAATGATCAACCTTTTGATTCATGCCAATCAAATCAATCGGCTTATTGAGAAGCAGAAGGCGACAGCAGAAGAAATTAAGTTAGCGAAGCGTGTGGCGATCAATGCAACTATCAAAGGTTTGCGACTTGATGCCGGAAAAATGATTCGCGAATTAGTTCATGTTAAAAAAAGTCCGTACAGCAGCAAAACGCCAAAGGCACTGATAGAGTCGAGGATTAAGCTATTTTTTGCATCAGCAAATGCAACATCTAAAGATGTGGCAGGCGGTCGCTTGCTTGTTAAAGACATCAAGATACCAATTAAGTTCTTCAGTCCGAAGCAGACACCAGCGATAGCCAGAGGCAAGAAACCCAAGTCCAAAAAGAAATCGGTAACAACCGCAAAGGTGATGAAGGGTGGCAGTCGTGAGGTCTATCCGTATGGATTCGGGCCAAATGTTAAAAAACTTGGATATACCATTTGGGAAAGGCAAGGCAAAGCAAGGGTGCCGCTAAAGAAGCAAGAAGGCGTTGATGTGGCATTCCTGCTTCGTCGCCGTGGCGGAGAAAGACGATTACGAGAATCAGCCAATAAGAGACTACAGAAAAACCTACAGAGACGAATCAAGAGAATTGGATTTGCTCGCAGGCGAACAGCAGCGACAGCAACAACATGACATCAGCACTATTACCGATACCAGAACGAATCGCGCAAGAAATTACTGAACGACTGGAAGAAATCCAAGTTGTCAATAGCTTTGATTTCGACGTCGTTGATGTGATTCGTCCGGATAGATTGGCAAGGAACTGGACGCCAAAGAACTATCGGATACTACTGGTGCAGGGGTCAGAAGACAGGATGCCGGAGCTTGACCACGAAGGCAATCCGCCTGCAATTTGCTGGCAGGTTGAGTATCAGATAAAGATGTTTTTGAGAGACCTAGATAAAAGCGAAGTCTCGCACGCAGTCAGTGAGAATCGAGCGGCAGCAAACATCAGAAAATCGATCACCAATAAATCCGACTGGTACACCATGAACGATGTGGCCTTGTTCTCGGAGTTCGGTTCAACAGAACCGTTCCTAAGCAACGAAGGCGATCATCAAGGCATTTCCATTCCGCTAACGGTAACATACAGAGCTAGTGAAACAGATCCTTTTGAGGTACGACGATAATGCCACTCTATAAACGCAAGAAGACGTTGGCCGCCAAGGTTGAAGGAACGCCAGGAACCGCAGAAGCTTTGACCAATGCAGAAGGTGCGTTCAACGCTTACGATATCATGCTACAGCCATCGATTTCATTTGAAGATCGCGAAGGCAGTGGTTCGTTCAATTACCTGACTGCGATTTCGCAGGCAAGGTCTGCAACGATCACGTTCAAGACCGATGTTGCCTGGGATGGCACAGCAACAGAACCATCGATTTTTACCGTACTGATGCCAGCTTGCGGATGGACCGAAACAACGAACGTCTGGAAGCCGCGCAGTGAAGCACCAGGAACGAACGTCAAGACACTGACAATGGGCACGTATGTGGATGGCGTACTCAAGACTATCAAGGGTGCTGTCGGAACTTACGTCATCACGCTCACGACCGGCGGCATGATCACGATTGAGTGGACGTTTACCGGCGTCTATGTCGAACCTACTGATGTTGCAATCATTGCACCGACGTACCCAACAGAATCACCGCTTCGCTTTGCAGCGGCGACAGCTTGCAGTTTCAATAGCGTAGCACTCAAGGTACAGAAAATTACGATTGACGCGGGTAACGAAGTTGCACTGCTTGAAGATCCAACCGATGCTAGTGGATTCATTCATGCCATCATTACGAATCGCAGGCCGACAATAACCGCGAACCCAGAATCGATTTTAGTGGCAACGCAGAACCGCCATAATATCTGGACAACCTCGACACCATATACGATTCAAATTACGCTTGACGGTCCATCCACATCGACGCTCGGTATCACGGCACCGAAGGCACAGATAATCAACATTCAAGAGGCAGACCGAAATCGAATCGTCACCGACGAGATTGAATTCCTCTGTACGAAAAACGGTGCAACTCAAAACGAAGAGTTGTACTTTACGTTCACACCAACCTAGCAGAAAGGGAAGGCATTCATGGGAGCCTTTTTAGAGCCAGGCGAAACTTACGAGATTGCGATCAGCAGCGGCAGCGTGACTTGTCGAGCCTTGTCTTTTCGTCAGCAGCGAGAAGTTATTAAGCTGATCAAGCAATTGCAAAAAAACGAAGATCCGGAAGTTGCCATGGATTGCGTCGAAAAGATCATTGCATCGTCTTTGGTTAGTTGGACCTGTCGAGATACTTCAGGAACTTCTTCGCAGGATTTCTTAGACTATATCTCCTTTGCGGAAGCGATGAGTGTAGGCAAAAAGATCACGGAAGGCGGGAAACTGTCGGAGGATGAAAGAAAAAAGTAAGAATCGCGGCATTGCTTGCACAAGGTGAGTTGTGTCGCGGCTGCGGTCGGGAGTGCATTGATAAACCAACCGACTCAGGCAGTTTGGAGGTCCAAGACGTAAACGATCCATCGAAGACGTGGAGCCTTACACAGTGTCCAAGGCAATTCACCGCCGAGATTGTTGACGCGGTCAACTTGGCACAAATCGCGGAAAGGCACCTTCCGATTGCAGGCGGTATGCTAGATCAGTCAGCATGGTGGGTGGATTGCTATATGGCACTAAAAAGCGATATGAATCAAATCGAAACCGATAGACTCGAACGCGAAAGGCGAAAAAATGGCTGATATTACTATCGCAATCGCGGCACAAGACATGGCCTCGGCAGTCATGGAGAACGTGACCAAGTCAACGCGCGTCATGACGGGTGCAGTCAAGAGTATGGCGTCCGGTGTGGTTAGCGGCACGAAAGCGATGGCATCTGGATTCATGACGCTTCAAGTGTCGCTTGCACCACTGCTAGCTGTTGCACTTTCACTGCGGGCTGCGTTTGCAGTTTTTCAATTCGGTCGCGACTCTGTTTTGGCATTTGTTGAAGCTGGCTCACCAGCAGGCAAAGAACTCGGTGCGGTCCTAGAGTTAGCATCACAGGCAATCAATAAACTTATGGTGGCCGTGGGTGGCCTATTGGCACCGTTTGTGAAGGTAGTGGCTCAAGGATTGATCTTATTTGCTAACACTGCGGCAAGCGTACTGGAGCCTGCCATTGGTGCGATATCAATCGCCTTCAATGGTCTTCAGCCTTACATTGATATGTTCCTGAAAGGCATTATTGCGGCAGTAACAGGTGCAGAAGTTGCGTTTACTAATCTTGGGCCGATAGTTCAGTTTGCGTTCCTATCGTTGAAGCTCGGCTTTGCAGGCATGATAGAAGAGGCTAAGTACACGTTTACGGAACGGCTCCCGGCGTACATGAAATGGTTTGGTGAAAACGCCTATAATCTAATGCGAGACGCTGCGGTCGGCATTGCAACAGTGTTGTCGAATCTCGGTAAAAATATCGGTGAGTTCGGTGCTGCGGTCTATATGTGGGTAACAGGCGGAATGCAAGGCGGTCTCGATGGACTAATGAATCAACTAGGCCAGACGATGATGGTTGGCTTGACAGACGGATTTGAGGCGCAAACGCAAGCACTTCCAGAGATCGCGGCAAGACAGATGACGCAATACGAACTAGAGTTGTCTTCTCAAATGGGCGAGATAGGCAATAACCTTGGCGATCAATTCAATGAAAAATTTCAGGCTCGCGTGGCTTCAATGACAACCGATCTTGCACTTCCCGAAATGAAGGAAGAAGCCAAAGCAGAAAAGACCACCGAGAAGTTAACCGGCGGACTCACGAAGGTTGCGGATTCTCAAGCGGCCATCGCGCAGCAGTTATCAGCAACCGAATCACGACTCTTAACCAGAGGTCCATCGGAAGGTCCGATGCAATCTGTCGCGCAGGCATCGCAGAAAACAGCAGAAGCAGCAGAGAAAACCAGTCAAGCGAGTGACCGAATGGTCGAACTTCTTGAGCAACTACTAGCAAGAAACTTTATTGTCGCGGAGGCTGTCTAATGCCGGTCGATAGCGTTACCCGCATGTGGTCTAGGTTCGGTAGCACATTATCGCGACAAGATAAAAAGAAAGCACGGACGATCCGCGATTCGTATCAAGTGGTCCACACCGTCGATACTGATCCTGCCGATATTGAGGCAGCAGCAGGGATTCCGCGAATCGGTGATAATTATCCTGGTCTGATCTACGTCTACTGCGACTCGATTGAGTTGTCGCCAGTCTCACCGATCTTTACCATCGTCAGCGTTTCCTACAAAGGCGAGATCGGTCCAGCAGGCGACGAGGATTCACCACTTAATGCACCGCCAGAAATATCGTGGAGTGACACCGAAACCGACGAACCAACGGACGAAGATATCAACGGCAAGCCAATCGTCAACGTCAACGGCGAACCTATCGATGGCGTCACGATGAAGATTGCCGACAACATCGTCACAATCAAGCGGAACTTCTTGACGTTCAATCCGTATGTAACCGGCATGTATCGCCATAGCGTATCGTCGGATTCATTCTTGGGCTATCCACCTGGAACTGCAAGACTGATTCGTTACAACGCCAAGAACGCTTTTTACAATGACAATCAAAGCTATTGGGAAGTGACCGGCTCGATTCAGTTTCGCTTGGGTATCCGAACCAGCGACGATAAAGCGTGGTACAAGCGAATCCGCAACGAAGGCTTCTACGAAAAGAAAACCGATTCGTTTTCGCAGCAAGAAATTATTGTTCAAGCCACTGATGCCAATGGCAAACCAGTAACTCGTCCGGTGCTTCTGAAGGCCGACGGCACCCGCGAAACAAATCCAGATAACGCACACTGGCTTGAATTCCAAGTTTATCGTTCACTTCCATACCAAGGGCTAGGGTTAATCTGATGGCTGATTTATCGATAACAGCAGCGAACGTCAAAGCAGGTTCCGCATCGACGCGCGTGCAGCTTG